TCACATCTTATTGAGCTTATTGCGGAGTTGCTCTTGGGCGTTTTTTGTTACATGCAGGTATACCTGTCTGGTTATAGCACTGTTCGAGTGTCCAACATTATGCTGAATGACGTATAGGGGTGCCCCTAATTCGGCCAGTTTGGATACGTGGGTGTGTCTGAAGGTATGCGTAGATAAAACCTTGTCTATACTCTTAAAATGCTTCCTGGCGTTCCTAAGAGCGTCATTTGCACTACCAACACCTAATGGATAGCCATCATCATCTGTAAACAGAAAGGCGCTTCGTTTCTTATTTTGGGAACATTCTTTGTAAATTTGAATTGCGCGCTCAGATAAGGCTATGTTACGGAAACTGGAATCTGTTTTTGGAATCATCTGCTTTTTGAAATCCTTACGATTAAACGAACTTTGGTAATCTAACGTACCGGTGACATGGACGATTTTATCTTTTACGTCTACGTCTTTAATAAGAACAGCAGCTGTTTCTCCAAAGCGCATGCCAGTCAGGTACTGCCATTCAAACATGTAGCCCAGAATAGGGCGGTTCTTGTAGAAATAATCCAAAACAGTGTGTAGTTCGTCATCATCAAGGTACTTGTTTTCAATGAGGCTCAGGTGATTGTCTTTGGGCCACTTGATGTGGACATCTTCAAACGGATTCTTGGCGATGAATTGTTTCCGGACAGCATAGTTGAACATCATACTAGCTCGGGCGTAATATATTTTTAGCCCGCTGACTGTATGAATATTGCAGGATCCTTTATAATTGTTGTCGTGCTGTTTTTTGATGACTTCATGAATTAACCCGTCAATATGGTTAGTCAGCATTAGAGAGGTCAATTTTGAGAGCTTGGCGTCGGTGCCAAAGTAGTTTAGGAAGATAGTGTAACTATTCCTGTATGTTCTTTTTGTGCTTGGACGCCAACTAGGCTCTTTCTCAGTCCAATAGGTGTTGAAGAGCTGGCCCAGGGTCATATTATCTTGCTGAGGTAACTTCCCGGTTATTTCGGTGAGCTTTTTTTGTATTTTTTGATCAAGGATAATTTGGGCTTGGTTGCGGGTATTCCTGGTATTTCGTTCAGCAGGAATAGTTACCGTACGCCACTTATCGGTTAATGGATCCTTATAGCGTTTACCAAAGCGCCATTTACCATTATTTTCTCTAGCAAACATTGATTTCACCTCCTTTCAGCGAATGTGTGTTCTTTGTAGGCGCCTTTTAAACCCGTCGAAATCGACGGGTTTAAAACTTAGTTGTTCAATACGTCTGTTCCCCAATAAGGAATATATCTACTAAACTTTCTTCCAACGTTTGGATCATATACTTTTATCAAATTTGCTTCTACAGCACTAGCTATTGCTTTTGACATTAAAGAACTATCCCGACTGGTAAGTTTAAAACTATCACGAAGAGATTTATTGCTTACTTGTTCATCCGCAACGTACCGTAGGCAAGCATTCCAGTAAATAGAGCTATTTCGCTCTGTGATCGACATATCCTTAAATGCCTTTTTGGCACGAACCGTAACAACAGTTGACCTGCTGTCTGGGACTTTGATGTCTAGGGCAGGTAATTGATTCTTCTCTAAAGCAAATACAGCCTTATCAATACCTGTTCCTCGGGATTCAACGATGTTAAATTTACCCATTAGATTTGCTAAATCATTATTTCTTGAAATAGGTTGAACATCCAAGAATCGCTCTGGCGCAATCAAGGGGACTCCGGGGCTGGAGAAAACAATCTTATTTGAGAAAATTTCTACAGTTGGGCACATGCCTTCTATTGTGAAGTCCTGATGCACAAGTGCATTGGCAACTAACTCCCTAATCGCAATTTTAGGAAACCTAGGTACATCTTTTCTACTACCCTCGGAGTAATTTTCGGTATAAGGAATATGATTCATAATATTTTCGATTACATTATTGAAGCTAATTGCAATACCTATTTTCCCTTGCTTATCGTAAACGGCTTTATCAAGTTTTTGTTTACCAGCATATTGAGTAATTCGAATAGTACGTTTACGTAAAGTGGAAAAGTCTTCCATATTCTTTGCTAATGTATATGCTCCTAAATTTGTAATATCAAAGTTTGCATCTTTTTGCCTAATTAAATTATCTTTGAGCATTTCATTTATAATTTCTACGCTTCCTAAGGGCAAACCAGTTATTTTACTATATGTGCTTAAATCTAATAAATTAGCTAGATTCTCAAAAGACACATTTTCGATAGCTGTTTTAGACTCAAACTTTGTTGATTCGAAAGCATTCCATAGCATTCGCTCTTTTTCTGGGAATTCGCTTAATGACTTTTTGGAAGTACCAACACGAATAAAACGCTTACCCATAAAGCTGATTGGATGATTTACTCGGCCTATGTCTATAATCAGGACTACAATTCTTTTGGATTCCAAATTGTGCTCTTCCCAAAATAAATTAACACGAGGGTCTAAATATTGTTCAAGGTAAGTTTTGAAAGGCATTTTATTTTTGCTTGAAGCTTTTTTATTAACAGGATTAAATTTGGTGCCAACTATTTTCTTTGTAGTGTCTTGGACTCCCCAAATTAAGTATGCAACTGGGTATTTAAGCATTAAAGCAGAATTGCCAAGCGCGGAAATATATTCTCCAATCGCTTTAGCATCTTCAAAGTTTTCTTTATAGTCCAAAATTTCTGATTCGTCCTGCTCGTTTATTAGTTTTTTTAATTCTTCATTGCTTAAATGATTTCTCGTAGTTCTCACCATCCGTTTATTTTCTATCAAAAATACAAAATCTCTGAATTCCTTGCAGCGCAAGGAATCTGTTTTTTCTCAGAAAAATACATACCGTAATTATTATTTATTTTTCAGTAATGTTGTTATCGAACTTGTTAATTAATGCACCCCGTCCAGCATTCACTACATGAGTAGGGGATGCTTTTTTATTTTTGGTTCAGTATTTCGTAATGGTGAATAGTCAAATAGCTTAGTTGCTTGTCATTGAACCATCAGGATAGACATTAAGACTGTACTGAGTTCCAGTCATCGTGCCATCATTGGCAGTGCCTTTTACAAAATATGAGCCGTCAGCGTTGCGAATTGGTTGGCCCGTTTCGGCATCAATCATATAACCCCAGTGAATGTAGCCGTTTTGGTCACCGTACTTGGAATGGGCAGCATTAACAGCATCGTCAGCATTATTAATCCCACTGGCCCCTTGACCAGAATTCTGTTGTGATACTTGCGTGGCTTGCTGTCCCCGAGCTTGCTGGCTAGAAGCAACAGACTCTGAACTGCTACTGGACTTCCTCTGGCTGCTAGACTGCTTGTGGTGCTTCTTAACCCCCTTGCTAGTAGAGTGGCTAGAACTACTTGCAGACTTCTTAGTAGAGCTGCTATTGCCGCAAGCTGCCAGCGACAGTCCCATTAATGCGGTGATACATAATAAACCTATTTTCTTCATTGTTGATTCCCCCATAGTTGTCAGCTTTTAACGTCTTCAGTGTTTGGACAGAAAGTAATTTCCTACATAATATTCTTTGGTTTGCTCACGAACTACACCAGCCAAGAATGACGGAACATCGAATTGATTAATAAAGTCGTAGACATTAGCATTTTCTTTTTCGATATCTTGATAGTAGTAGGGAACTAGCAATTTAACAGCCCCAACATTTGCTTTGTACTCAACGGATTGCTTTCCAGTAAAGGAGGCGTTGTAGAACACAAAGTCAGAATCATCGCCGTTGATGATATGAGACATTTCGTGAGCCAGTTGGAAAGCAACCGAAACAGGATTGTGCCAGTTTCGATTCATTAATATTTTACGGGTTAGCACACTACAAGCTGGTGGCGTAAATGGATTAAGGTCATCAGTCCAATCTACATCAATATGATAATCAACAGCCCGCTTTTCTAAGTACGCTATTGCATCGTTATCCATCCAATCACCTACTTATGTTGCCCACCTAGTAAGATTCGCTTCATGTATTCAAGATCTTCGGGTGGTATTTCTTTACCCTCATATGTGAAAATAGTTTCTTTATCGGCCAGGTCAGCAGTTTTAGGTGTATGAGAACCTTTATTTGAAGAATTCTCCATTTGATCACTAACAATTTCACTAATAGGAACATTAAAAAGATCAGCCAACTTCTGTAAAGCCCCCATGCGAGGTACCTTTAACCCAGTTTCCCAATTTGAAATTGTTTGTTTAGAAACGGATATTTTATCGGCTAACTGTGGCTGGGTCCAGCCTCTGCTTTTTCTTAGCTTTTTTATTTGAGAAGCGATAGTACTATCACTCATGTTTATCAGCTCCTTACAGCACTTATTATATAACATTAAGTTAGATATAAACACAAAAAGTTATATTAATTTCTAAAAAGTTATTGACTATAACTTTAAGTTAGACTAATATGATAACCGTAAATTGAAACAAGGAGGTGAAGAAATGATTAATGGCACTACGAGAATTTCTTTAAGGGCAGCTAGGGCAAATGCAAATATGACTCAAGCTCAGGCTGCGGACAAGCTAAGTGAATACTTTGGCATGAAAATTTCACGTCAGCGTATTATGGAATACGAAAAGCATCCAGCTGAAACTCCGCCAGCTTTTGGGCAGGGCTTTGCAAGTATCTACAACATCCCCTTAGAGGGCATTTCTTTTACACGTTAGTCAACTTTAAGTTATACCTATAAAAAGGAGGACGATTAAATGCAACCACAACTATTCAATTTTAAGGGACAACAGGTCCGTACCGTAACTATTAATGAGGAACCTTACTTCGTCGGAAGAGACATAGCTGACATTCTTGGGTATAAGAAGCCTGAAAATGCGATTGCTAACCACGTTGATGACGAAGATAAAACCACCACCCTAATTCAGGGTACTGGTTCTAACTACAAATCAAAAACAGTAGTTATCAATGAATCCGGTCTGTACTCATTAATCCTTGGGAGCAAACTTCCACAAGCTAAGGATTTCAAGCATTGGGTAACTAGTGAAGTGCTTCCGACTATCCGCAAGCACGGTGCTTACATGACACCAGCCAAGATTGAAGAAGTCTTGACAGACCCAGACACCATCATCCAGCTGGCTACTCAGCTAAAGCAGGAGCGTGAGGGGCGGTTGATTGCTGAGCAAAAGGTCAACGAGCTAACGCCGAAAGCTACGTACTACGACAAGGTTCTGTCTGATAAGTCGCTAGTAACAATTACCCAGATTGCTAAAGATTACGGCATGAGTGGTCGGGCAATGAACAAGAAGCTCCACGAACTCAAAGTAATTTATAAGCAGGGACAGACCTGGTTGCTGTATGCCAAGTACCAGAAGACCGGTTGGACCCATTCGGAAACCGTCATGGTGCCCAAGAAAGATGGTACAGAAAAAGCCGTTCTGAATACGAAGTGGACGCAACAAGGACGGCTGGGACTGTATGAGTTGTTGAAGAGTAACGGTATTATTCCGTTGATTGAGCAGGATTGATACCCAGCAGAAAGGAAGTGATGGGGGAACCATGACAGAGCACCAACTTAATCTTGTAATAGTTATTGCTGGAATTCCAATCATGCTTGTGCCGTTTTGCATGCAAATGGCGCTATATGACGGTCACGATGGTGGACATAGAAGTTTGTATGCTTTGGCCTTTGCTATTTGTCTGAGCCTTTTTCTGGCTTGGGCAATTGCGACAGATATTTAGCTAACACAGGGACAACGTTCTGATTGAGCAGGATTAGTACCCAACAGAAAGGAAGTGATGGGAATGGAACAAAGTTCGATTATTGCTTTGAGCGTTAAAAAGTATGAAGAACTAAAAAAGAGCAAATTCTCCGATAAACAGATCAGAAAAATTGCTCAAATAATTCTGGCTTGTGCAGCCGATGAAAGTCATTGGCCTTAAAGTCCAAACTTGTCCAACGACTTTAGGAAGCCTTTATATGCTTGCTGATAATTTTCCGTAATGAAATCACAACTATCTTCACAACCGTGAATGGCTTTTTCCCACATCTCAAACGAGAAACCTTGTCCGTCAGCACCCATATGATTTACTCCATGACTTAGCAAAAGCATTGCTAAATCATGCGCACGTTTTTCTTTATCAGTCATAAGTAGTTTCACCACCTTTATGTTGAACTATTTTAATTTTATCAGAAAGGAGGATAAAGAAATGCTCAACTGGATAGGTAAACGGCCATTTCAACAGCAGATGGGATTGTCGGATAGTCAGTTCAAACGTTGGCGAAAGCAGGCTGAAGAGGCTGGCTTCAACGTGTTCCGTAAATTCAGTGAGCGGACACCGATGATTGACATTGACGAAGCCAACAGGTTCATTGCCTGGCAATGCGACCAATATGATGAGAAACATAAGGATATTCACTTGAGACAGGAGATCTAACATGAACGCATTTCTGTTCACACTGCCGCCGCTAATTGTCACAGTAATTCTGCTGGTAGCAGTTGTCGGGTCACTGGTACATGACTACAGGAAGGAGGTGGGGAAATGAGCCACACACTTACAGCAACTGTGTCTGTCGCAATGACTGTTGCGTTTTTCTACGGAATGTTTAACGCAGGACTGTTCTTAGCAATGGTGCTTCTGGTGCTGTTACTACGATACGCACCGCAGTCAATGTATACAGACGCAAAAAAAGACGCCGACAATCGCACTGTCGACGCCTCGGAAACGAATTAAATCTACCACAACTATTCGTTTCCTGAATTATACCACGAACGGTTAATTAAAGGAGATTATTATCATGAATCTATTTGAATTAAACGACTCTTTCCGAGCCCTACAAGACCGGGACGACCTAGACCCAACTGTGCTGGCTGATTCGCTAGACGCCATTCAAGACACCCGTGAAGTCAAGTGGGACAACATTGCCACTTGGATTGACCAGAATAATGCCACTGAGGAATGGATTGTCAAGCGGATCAAGGAGCTTCAAGACAAGAAGAAGTACCTGGAGAACCAGTCCAAGAACCTGATGACTTATCTAACGGATTCCATTGATGATGCTGGCTATAAGGAAGCCCGGACGGCTAACCACATCTTAAAGCCACGTAACTACAAAGCGTCAGTGGTAATCGGTGACCCTGACAAGCTCCCGATGACATTTGTTCATACGGAAACTAAGACCATCAGTCGACCAGATAAGAAAGCTCTGTACGCTGCTTTAAAAGCTGGACAGGAAGTGCCAGCGGCTAAGCTGGTACCGAACCGGAAGACGGTGATTTCATAATGGATAAATCAAAGAACAATGTTCCAGCATTTAACAAACGACACAACCCTAATCTTTCCAAAGCTTTATACAACAATCCAAAGAGGTCTTTTCCGGTCTTGTTTAAAAGTAGAAAAGGAGAGCGATGGCATAGATTCGCATCAATTGCCGAAGCAGAACGCCAAACTGGAATTTCTGCTACTGCAATAGCTTCTGCTTGTTACGCAGATAATAAAAGCCGTCAAAAGGGTTATTGGATGTTTGAAAAAGACGTGACTCTGAAAGCTAAACAAGAAAGAGGCAATCGTCAACTAGGTGGTGCCTATGGAATTTGAAATCACTAACACCCGCCAAGCTAGACCTCAAAAGGTCGTCATTTACGGACCCGAGGGAATCGGGAAAACCACTTTTGCTAGTCAGTTTCCCGACCCACTCTTCATCGACACCGATGATAGGGGGACGAGCTTCATTGATGCCAAGCGACTGCCGTACCCCAAGGACTGGGACGAACTACTGAATGAAGTCAATTTCGTGGCAACTAAACGACCAGCGAAAACCTTAGTTTTGGACACGATGGACAAGGCTGAGCTGATGGCGAAAGAGTGGCTGCTCAAAAAGCACAACTGGAAGCTCATGGACGCCGCCGGGTATGGAACCAAGTACGTGGCCTGGACCGATGAAATCATTCGGTTGTTGAACGGGCTGAACTTGGTTACCCAGTCAGGCATTAACGTGGTTGTCGTTGCCCACGCCAAGCTAGTCAAACGAGAACAGCCTGATGAGGTCGGCCGCTATGACCGCTGGGAATTGAAGCTAGACCGGGATAAGAATTCCGCCCTGCTAAAAGAGTGGGCCGACTTACTCCTGTTCGCTGATTACAAGACCACAGTGGTTACTGATTCTAATGGTCACGGCAAAGCCCAAGGTGGCCAACGGGTCATGTACACCACCCATAAGCCAGCCTGGGACGCCAAGAACCGGTTGGGACTTGATGACCAACTGCCATTCAGCTATGACGCCATCAAAGAGCCGCTAGAAAATGCGATGGGGTTGAATAACCAGCCGCCTGCCGACCCTGGCAATGGTGAGGTCCCGGCGGACATTCTTACCAAGATGATTGGCAGCCAGATTCAACTAACCGACTTGCAGGCGATTCTGTATCAGGGCAAGTTCGTCGCACCAGGCACGCCAATGTCGCAAGTCCCACCGGCGACCTGGCAGCACATCAATGGCCACTGGTCAGACGCTATGAACTTTTACCGCACAAAAATTTTAGGAGGAATAACTAATGAATAACGAAAACAACGAATTCTTACAATGGGGCGAAGGCTTCACCGCACAAGAAAACGAATTTGTCTTACTGGACGAAGGGGTTTACAACTTTACGGTGGCCAAGATGGAAAAGAAAGTTTACGATGGCAATTCCACGAAGATCCCGAACGGCTGCCCATATGCCGAACTAACCATTCAAGTCGAATCCCAGAAGGGCACGGCCAACATCCGGGAGCGGCTCTACTTAATGAAGTCAATGCTCTGGAAGCTAACGCAGTTCTTCGCTGGCATTGGGCAACCGGTTGTTACCGGTCAGCCCTTCACGCCTAACTGGTCAACGGTTATCGGTTCTAAGGGTAAGGCTGAAATTACTCAGCACCACTACACCAACCAGAACGGGGACGACCGGACTAACAACCAGATTAGCCGCTACTTGAAGCCGCAGGATCCAACTCCGGCAGTGAATGCCAGTGTGGCTAACCAGCAGATGAACCAGGGGCAGATGAATCAACCCCAAATGCCGTTCCCACAACAGCCACAGCAACCCCAACAGCCGATGAATGGTCAGGCGGGCCAACAACCACAGCAACCGTTCAACGGCCAGCAGGGGGCTAATGGTGGACAACCGGGGGCCTTCTAATGGAGCTGCGACCATATCAAGAAGAAGCCCGGCAGGCTATTGAAGCCGAGTGGCAACAAGGCAATCGCAAGACTCTGTTAGTCCTGCCGACCGGAACTGGGAAAACCATCGTCTTCGCCAAGGTTATTCAGGATTGTGTGGCAAATGGTGACCGGGTCCTGGTACTAGCTCATCGGGAGGAGTTGCTTGAGCAAGCCTCCGACAAGCTCTATAAAGCCTGCGGTTTGGCTACCGCTACCGAAATGGCAAGTCAGACCAGCCTTGGTAATCCGGCCCGTGTGGTCGTTGGTTCCGTGCAAACCATGCAGGGTGACAAGCGGCTGGCAAAGTTCACTCGAGACTACTTCGACACGATTGTAGTTGATGAAGCGCACCACGCCATCAGCGATAGCTACCAGAAGGTCTTAAAACATTTCGAGAATGCTAAGGTCCTCGGGGTCACAGCTACACCGGATCGGGGCGACATGAAGAACCTGGGGGAATACTTCGATAGCCTGGCTTACGAGTACAAGCTCCCCAAGGCTATCAACGAGGGCTACTTGTCTAAGATTGAAGCCCTGACGATTCCGCTGAACCTGGACATCACCAGCGTCCAGCAAACGGCGGGGGACTACTCCGCTGGTCAGTTGGGGGACGCTTTGGAACCGTACCTGGAGCAGATTGCTGATGAAATGGTCAAGCAGTGCCAGAACCGTAAAACGGTGGTGTTCTTGCCCCTGGTAAGGACCGCTAAGCAGTTTACAAAGCTGCTGCGTGAACGGGGCATGACGGCGGCGGAAGTCGATGGGCAATCCGAAGACCGAGAACAGATTCTAGCTGACTATGCAGGCGGCCGCTACCAGGTGTTGTGTAATTCGATGTTGCTAACCGAGGGTTGGGACTGCCCACAGGTTGACTGCATTGTGGTACTGCGGCCCACCAAGGTGCGGTCCTTGTACGTTCAGATGGTGGGGCGGGGAACCCGCCTAGCTCCTGGCAAGAAAAGCCTGTTGCTACTGGACTTCCTCTGGAACACCGAGCGTCATGAGCTCTGCCACCCGGCCAACCTGATTACCACCAATGACGAGGTGGCCAAGAAGATGACCGAGCAGCAGGCCGAAAGCGAGGAAGCCACTGACCTGCAAGAAGCCGAAGAGAAGGCCGAGCGGGACGTGGTTCAAGAACGGGAAGACGCTCTGAAGAAGCGGCTGGAAGAAGTTCGCCACAAGCGGCGCAAGCTCGTGGATCCATTACAGTTTGAAATGTCGATTCAAGATCTCGACCTGGCAAACTACCAACCAGCATTCGGCTGGGAAATGGGCCCGATGAGCGATAAGCAGTCCGCCACTCTGGAACGCTTCGGCATTGACCCAACGACCATTGGCAATGCGGGCAAGGCGTCCGTGATGATTACCCGCTTAATCAAGCGCAGTCAAAACGGGTTCGCCACGCCAAAGCAGATTCACCGCCTGGAAATCTATGGCTTCCAGAATGTCGGCATGTGGTCCTTTGAAGCGGCCAAGAGCATGATTGGCCAGATTGCTGCTAATCACTGGCGAGTGCCGTTCAACATTAATGTGCAAACTTTTGTACCAAGTAATTAATAGCCAAGTCATGGTGACTGGTGGGGGTCCGAATCCCCCACTTGGCATTCAGCGCTGAAAATTTAATAGAAAGAAGGTAAACGATGGACGAGCAATTCGACTTACGACCTTTGCTGGACTATATCGACCCTGCGTCCTGTTCCTACACGGAATGGGCCCAGGTTGGGATGGCCCTCAAGCACGAAGGCTACTCTGTATCGGATTGGGACCAGTGGTCACAGCGTGATGGGGCCCGCTATCATACTGGAGAGTGTGAACGCAAATGGCGCACTTTCAAGGAAGAAGCGGGCAGTGTCGTCACGGGGGCCACCATCACTCAGATGGCTAAAGACGCCGGCTGGCAGCCAGCAAGCCACGATGATGAAGTCCTGGACTGGGATTCCACCCTGGAAGTAGACGACTTAGATCGGGGCTATCGCTTGATTGATACGGACTACATCAAGGGGACCAAACTTCAAGAGCCGAAGAACTGGGACCCAGTGGACCAGATCAAGCTGTTCGTGCAGGCCCTCTACAAGCCGGAAGACTACATCAATTACGTCACGCAGGCTTATCCCAAGGAAGAAAAAGACGGCACCACGAAATGGGTACCGTCAGGCAATGGGGTATACACCCGGACTGCGGGGGACTTACTAAAAGCCCTGGACAGCTGCAAAGGTGATATTTCACTGGTATTTGGCGACCCCAACCCAGCGGCGGGGGCCTGGATGCGGATCAACCCCCTCGATGGAGACGGGATTAAAAACGCCAACGTGGCCAAGTTTGAGTATGCCTTAGTAGAGAGTGACAGTCTGGAGCTAGAACGCCAAAATGAGCTGTTCCGCAAGCTCAAACTACCGATTGCCACCTTGACTTATTCAGCAGGGAAGAGCCTGCACGCCTTAGTCAAGATTGACGCCAAGAACAAGTACGAGTACCAAGAACGAGTTCAGTACCTGTACACCGTGTTGAATCAGAATGGAATTGAAATTGACACCCAAGATAAAAACCCGTCACGCCTTAGCCGCTTACCGGGCTTTGAACGCAACGGGGATAAACAATTCTTAGTTGATTCTAACATTGGTCTGGCGGATTGGGCAAGTTGGAAAGATTACATTGAAGACTTGAACGACAATCTGCCGGACATTGAGAACCTGAACGACTTGTTCGACAAGCCAATTCACCTGGCACCGGAGTTGATCCATGGCATTCTGCGGCTGGGGCACAAGATGTTATTCGCGGCCCCTAGTAAAGCCGGAAAGTCCTTTGGGCTCATGCAGTTAGCAATTGCGATTGCCGAAGGAACCCAGTGGAATGGCTTCCAGTGTGAGCAAGGTCGGGTGCTGTACGTCAACCTGGAAATCGACCCGAACTCTGCTAAGAAGCGGCTAGTTGACATCTACGGAGCGATGGGAATCACCCACAGCAACGTCGACAACATCGACATGTGGAACCTACGGGGGAAGACAACTCCGATGGACAAGCTGACCCCGAAGCTGATTCGGCGGGCCCAAGATGGTCATTACTCAGCGATTATCATTGACCCGATTTATAAGGTTCTGACGGGGGATGAAAATTCCGCCTCGGATATGGCGAAGTTCGTCAACCAGTTCGATAAGATTGCGACCGAACTAGGGAGTTCCGTCATCTACGCTCACCACTTCAGCAAAGGTGCCCAGGGCGGCAAGTCGTCAATGGAACGTTCAAGTGGGTCAGGGGTCTTTTCACGGGACCCCGACAGTATCTTGACAGCGACGCCATTGCCGGTTGATGAAAACCTGCGGACTACCCACGTGATTGATGAGGAATGCCGCTTCATTGCTGGCGAGATTGCCAAGTACAATCCCGACCGCCAAGTGCCAGAAGCCGACATGATGAACGTCCGCAAGATGGACGACCACTTGATGAGTGCCTTCGTCGACTTGCCAAATAAGCAAGCTCTTTTACAACGGATTGCTAAGAAGCGGCAACAAGTCAAAGAGCAAGCAGCATTGCATACCGCTTGGCGGCTAGAAGGGACACTACGGGAATTCCCGTCATTTGCCCCAATCAGCTACTGGTTCAAATATCCGGTCTACGAGGTGGACCACAAGCTGGACACGGTGGCGATTGAGAATCCGGAAAACCATGCCAAGTGGAAGAAGAGTATGCAAGAGGCCAACCAAAGCAAAAATGAAAAGGCACAAAGTGAATTGGAAGCTGCCTACCAGCAATTGGTGGACTTCCACGATGACGGAGCGCCAATTTCAATTGTGGAGCTGGCCGCTAATCTGGGAATTAGTCGGCAGGCAGCATATAAGCGAGTTAATAAATCTAAACAGTTTGAATATAGTTCAGGGCAAGTTATTAAAAGTAAGTAACTGTAAACAGCCAGCAAACCTCTTATTGGCGGTGACAAGTCATTTTAACGAGTACCTCCAACTTGGCGGTGACTTGGTGGTGACAATCTTGAAACCACTGCTACGACAGCGATTGTCACCACCCCCTTGTCACCACGGACTTTTCAAGTCCACGTGGTGACAAAACGGGGGAGGATGACTGAAACATCGAGACCCCGAACCCCGTTTACAAGCGGCACCCAAAAGTTTAAAAAGGGTGGTTTACAGTTACTGAATAAAAGTAAGTAAAAGAGGTGTATCAGAAATGCTTAAAAGAAAAACATTTAACGAAACGAGAAAGGGCCAACGCTTCATTGAAGCGGTTAGACAAATGCCACCTCTGTATATGAAACAGCCGGGTCAAGAATATGAGTTGTCAAAAAATGAAGTTGCACAGTGGTTATTGAAACAGCCAAGTGCTGCTGATGTGCTTTTAGATTTAGTTACTAAGAACCATTGGATTATTTTTGATAGAGGAACCCATTTATGGCACGGGGCATCTGAAGATGAAACAAACCAGGCTGAAAAGCCTAATCAGAAATGGATAAAAAGTGTACAAGAGGCTAACCGTAGGAAGCGCCTCAGAACCCAACAAGAGCTACGGGTTGCTTACAATCGACTTACAAAGGCTAACTGGCCTTTGCCAGTGACATTAGAAGACTTATCGAAAGAACTAAAAATTAGTCAACCGGCAGTTTACCAACGTATTAAGCAAAACAATATTTTGTTTGTCGATGAACACAATGTAGTAAAAGTCAAGTGATGAGGAGAACAATAATGCAATTCTTTATCCCAATGAAAATCCCAACGGTGACCCACCAAGAAAAGCAGGTCCATGTTGTACGTGGTAAGCCTGTTTTCTATGAGCCAATCGAGCTAAAACAGGCACGGGCCAACTTGACCGACCACCTGGCACAGTACCGCCCGAAGCAGCTAATGAAAGGTCCAGTTGAACTGGTGGTGAAGTTCTGCTTCCCACTGGTAGCTGGTACTCACGATGGACAGCCGAAGACAACGAAGCCGGACTGTGACAACCTGGTGAAGCTCTTGCAAGATGTGATGAACCAACTGGACTTCTACGAGGACGACCGTTTTGTGGTTAGTCTGGTGGCGCAGAAGTTCTGGGCTAAGATTCCGGGCCTGTTTATTGCTTTGCAACCAGTAGTACCAGCTTAGGCATGGCGAGAAGGTGGAACAATGAATTGGGCAGCGTTCTTTAACGACCTGCAAGAGTGGATGAAGGCATCGAACGTGATGCTGCAGCGAGCGGGATTGACTAGTGATACTTACTGGAAGTGGCTGACTGAAACGCTGGGGATGATTGAAACACGGTATAACCGCAATCCACTAGTAGTGAAGATTCTAGTTGCTGTTACTGATTACCAGGAAGAGCAATGGCGAAAAGTGAAAGGAAGATAGAAAACGATGAAGAATCGAATTAAAGAGTGCCGGTTAGCACTAGGAATGACGCAAGCTGAGTTGGGAAACCAAGTAGGGTTTGCTGATAATACGATATCTAATTATGAAAAAGGCTTGCGTGAACCCACACTGGAAGTATGGGAATGCCTTGCTTCCGCTCTGCAAGTCAGCCCTGCTTACTTAGTCGGCTGGAGCAATGAGAAAGGATAATGATGAAGTTGATTAAAGTTCAAACAATTAGTGGAGAGACCCACAAGCTGAAAACGACGTATCAGGAAGCCAGGCGGGCCCTGGATCATGCTGGGACAGTGGTGCTAACTGGTACTAACTTGAACAACCGGCGGGTCATTATCCCAATTGCTTCGATTGATAGTATTACGGAAGTCATTGATGACGTGGATTAGAGATAAATAAGATAATTATTTTTTATGTTTGTTACGTTTTCTTGATGAATATGGAGGTGTTGAGTTTGACCCTTTCTTTGATTGCATTGGCTGCATCAATTGTTTCATTGATTCTATCTGTAATTTTTGTAATTCTGGCAATTTTGTCAAATTAAGTTCTGCAGAGAATGTTGAATAATGATTTCTTTTACCAATATAAGGGAATTTCCTAACAGCATACTTAAAAGAAAAAGTTGCTTTTTGGGGAAGAGGTCCTTCATCTGTACTTGCAAAAACATAAAGTGGATTGAATGAATTTGCTTTAAAAACGCCTTGATTAGCTGGTGGAATTGGTATTTCCGCTGTATGCAGGGGATCTAATAAAATTATTTTGATTGGTCCATCTAAATATCCAAACGATTTATGAGTCCAAGGTTCAATAATTTTGCCGTCCCATTGAAATTGCATACCGAAATAAGCAATATCATTTGGCGATGGATTTAAAAATTGTAAGTGAATTAAGAAACCATTATTAAACGGTACAATATGTTCTTTTTTGCCTTTTTTGCCTTTGGCAATTATTTCTCCTTGGGCGATGGGACTCCATTCAATTTTTGAGTTAGCGCCAAAGGAAATGATTTCTCTTCGATTAGCCATAAAAGCGAGCACACCAAAAACTGCTGTAAATGCAGAAACGGCAGAAATGATTAAAGACAAGATAGCAATAGTATGCGAGGACATAGTTATCTAACCTTTCTATTTTAGATAACTATCAGTATACAGAATATTATTGGAGGATGTGAAATGACGATTGAAGAAGCCATTAAGGCCATGCAGGCCAAGCACCCTTTCTACTACATGGGTGACTGCTATGACATCATCTACTGCAAGCAGAGTACGACAGGTGATGTGGCACTGGTGCAACGGCGGTCGCTCAATAACCGATACGATCCGGTTGAAATTGAACCAAGGTTTCTAATTTTGGAGGCGAACGATGTTTGAGCGAATCATGATTGTGGGCATTACCATCATCTGGATTGCAATGCTGCTAGTGCTAATCGGCCTGTTCGGCTGGTGGCTAGTGTCTGAGTTGGTGGCGGGTGTTTTGAGGTTTTTGTTTGTTGTGGTATGAAACTAAAAAAGACACACCCCATAGTAGAGCATGCCTTATCAACTAACACATCAATTATATCAAAGGAGCGTGCTAATTGTGGGTTTAGTGCCAACGTTAGATAAAAAAGCAACTATCAAAAAGGTTCGTGAGTTTTTCTCTGAAGATGAGTATTATCCCACGATTAAGCGGCGAGCCGGTGAGTATGGCTTAAAGTCGCCACAGATGGACATCACTGGGATCCGTGGTTCACGGTTTGGCAACTCGACCGAGAAGATGATGGTCATGTTTGCTGAGTACGCCAAGGCTAAGCGGACAGTTGATGACGCAATTGCTGGCTGCCGGCAAATGAGTCAGGTTATTCTCAAGAAGCGCTACATTGATGGCTGGGGTATTTATGATGTGCGGCCACTGGTTAACCGGTATGGACACGAAACGTATACCAATGCCGATAAGTATGCCTGTCTTGAATTTGCAGACTGTCTGGAACGTAAGGCGTGGGAGAACAATGTCGACAGTGAAATCATCCCCAACTTGCTGGTATTTGAGAAAAACGGGTCATGAAAGGGTCGTGAGCAGGTCGCCAGCGGGATACGAACGGGAAGATAATGGTGCTAGGATAGTATTGTCGAAAAATAAACGACGACCATTCTAAATATCATTTCACCTTGCCTGGCTATTACAGCCGGGCTTTTGTATTATATGTATGAGGTGAAATGATATGGTAATTTTAAATGTTGTTATGACTTTGGTGATGATTGTATTAGTTGGTTTGATTTTAAAACTTCCTGATTATATCACCAAAAGTTGGCTTGAGCAGACGAAAAACCGAAATGCTCACGATATTCAAGTAGAGTCATATTTCAAACAACTTGGTGGTGAGCAACAGCAAGAAGTTTTAAGCAAGTGGACTGAGTTCTTAACTGATTTAGATAAAACAACTCAAAAATATAATGGATCATCTTCAAGTGGTCAAAGAAACTTCAAAAAGTTAATTCACGACACAGTTGTATACGGTTCAGATAGGACTGTAAATTTGTTATCAAATTATTCACATAGTGTCTATGAGGGTGCTGATAGCAATGGAAATAAGATGCTTGTTTACGTTGCCTATATAATTACTAGTTTGAAGAGCGATTTCTCTGGTTATAAAATCGAGCCCTTAACTTTACTAAAACTGATGATTAAGGATTATGACGATTTAGAAGAGATTTATTCTAAATATGCAGAAGAAATAGAACAAGAAATTAAATAGCATAGAAGTGGTGAAAATGTTTGGAATATCCACTATAGACCTATTCAAATACTTGGTGACCATAATAATAACTTCAATAGTAATTATTATGGTCGTGAGGAAATTCATAAAATAACAAGTCAGCTTAACGGCTGGCTTTTTTGTTTGGAGGCATAATGCGAAATACGAAACAGTACGGCTTAGTCAGCAGTTGGCAAGAACATCAAATGCTGATTCGAGCCCAGCATACATATGAGAAATTACATAGCAAGCGCAAGCCGGCATATTCCAAGAGAGTGCCGGCTTTTAGTTTGGACAACGCTAAACGGAGGTGTGGTGATATGACAAGGGTTAGACGATGTCGGTATCCGGGTTGCCATGCGATGGTACAACTACCAGCACATTATTGCAAGCAACACTATGAACATGAAGCAGGGTACCAAGCCAATAGGCAACGTTGGGCACGGTCACACAATCAACAATATCAGCACAAGTACAATACCCAAACTCGTAACCGCAATGCTACTAAGCATGATCAGTACCAGTTCTACCGTAGTCGTCAATGGCAACGGCTAAGGGAGCAGGCACTAGAACGTGACCATTACATCTGTCAGTATTGTGGTCAGCCTAACAGTAATACAGTGGACCACATTGTACCCATCGAATATGATGGTGCACTCAAGGATAGCTTAGATAACCTAGCTACCATTTGCCGTCAGTGTCACCGCCTTAAAACTGATTGGGAACATTCATGGTATGGCACAGGCATTGACAATCGGCGCAAGCGAGTCGCCGAGTTACATGATGTACTAAGTATTAAGTATCTAATGAATAAGGATAATGGTAGCTAGTCTTAGTAGAGGATGCTTTAGGAAAAATGACATCCTCACGAGAGCCCCAGAGAAGCCACGGGACGAATACTAAACTATTAAGGATAATAAATCGAACTGGGAAATGAAAAGCACCCCGCCCCCCCTCTGCTGCTCAAAAAAGAGCGCACACATTGCCATCGCCCTGCACGCAAACGCTAATTTTAAAAATTTTACCCCCCGGGGGGTCAGACAAGTTGAAAGGAGGTCCAAACAGTGTCAAAAAAGGTCTACTATCGCCAGAATGACGGGCATTTGCCACCTAAGCCACCATATTATTTAGGCACCTTAGCAAGCTCCTGTTGGCGGAAAATCGTGCCCTTTTTAGAGAGCACTGAGCGGGTCCAACGAATCGACGCAGCGGTGGTGGAGCAATACTGCTCTGAATATGAAGTTTACCGTCAAGCATACAAGGATATTCAGGAAAATGGCATTCAAAGCAAGTTGTATGTTTCCTTGCAGGATTCGACAGGTAATATTATCGGCCAAGACTTTGCTGGCTACCGGAAGAATCCAGCAGTGGCGACAATGAATGACGCACTGAAACAATTGAAGTCGATTGGGTCACAATTAGGTCTTTCGCCCCAGGCCCGCCAAGAACTAATGCAGATTGCCAGTCATAAGAAAGAGAAATCAATGGCCGAACAGTTAAAGGAAGCAGGCTTAATTTGATTTTGGAGGTGATTTTCCTTGCAACAAATTGACCTAACACAAACTCATGACGTGATTGGTGCCTACCATCAATGTGATTTTGCTGGTGTTCGGCATAAGTATCGCGATCCAGCCACTAAGTATGCCTTTGATGTCCTTGATGAAAAAATTGTTAGCGGCTATTTGATTAAGCTGGCAGCTTTTCGACATTTGCGCGATTTGCAACGGTCAGAACAAGAAACGTTTGGCTATCATTACGACCTGAACGAAGTTGATAAAATTTTGAAGTTTGCCAAGATTGCCCCAAACGTGGATACTGATGAACCGACGGCTTTAATGGATTGGCAAAAATTCATTTTTGGCATGATTTTTGGCTGGCGGGATGATAAGAATAAGAAACGCTTTACGCGGGTCATTCTTTCAGTTGCCCGCGGACAGGGGAAGACCTATCTGATGGCTATTTACATGGTTTACTGCTTTCTAATCGAATCCATGGGATTAGCAAACCAAGATTTTCTTGTTACGGCCTCTAACTATGACCAGACCGGTAAACTTTATGGCTATATCAACCACATGTTGAAAATTATCTTTGACCGGCAACCAATTTTTGCTCAGTTAGCAAAGGAACAGGATATTGTAATTCGGGATCATACTGGAATTACAATGCGCAAGACCAACAATAACTTGTGGCCTATGTCAATGAATGCCGATAAATATGATTCCAAGCACTTTACGACTGCTATCTTTGATGAAATCGGAAATGTAGCTACTCGTAAAGGTAGTGAGGATATTATGTCTGGTCAATCTAAAATCCCCAATCACCAATATATTGAAATTTCAACATCCTATCAGGACCCATCGGTACCATTTCATAGTGACCAAAAGGTGGTCCAACAAATCATGGAGCAGGATTATTCCCGTGACGGTGACCGGATGTTGGGGATGATTTGGGCGCAGGATAGCCTTGATGAAACTTTCAAGGAAGAGACCTGGTATAAGTCTAATCCGCTATTGTACTTACCGGGCCAAAAAGATGTTTTACTGGATGGCTTGCGGGACAAACGGGATTCAGATATGCTAACTGGTTCGATTGATGACTTCCAAAACAAGAGTCTTAACCTTTGGCTTCAAGAGGCTACTAATAGCTATTTGAAGTTATCTGATATTGAGCGGGCCAAGATGAAATTCAATAAGATTGATGGCCGGCAGGTATATATTGGCTTTGACTATTCCATGTTCAGTGATAACACGGCGGTGGCGTTCGTTTTCCCGTATACGGACAGCCAAGGCAATCCTCGCTGGCACGTTAAACAGCACAGCTTTATTCCCTGGAATAAGGCCGGGTCCATTGAAGCAAAGGAAAAGCAGGATGGGATTGAGTACCGGGAGTTAGCAAAACGCGGCTATTGTACGATTACCTCCCATCCGCAAGGCCTAATCAACGATGATCAGGTTTACCACTGGCTGCTGGACTATGTTCATGACCACGATTTCAAGGTGATGTTTTTTGGTTATGATGCCTGGGGAGCCACAACGGCCATCAAACAGATGGAAATCAATACCGAGTGGCCACTGGAGCCGATTCGTCAACGGACCAGTGAGCTAAAGGACCCAACTAAGTTCCTACAAAAGGGCATGATTGAAGGGACCATTACCCGTGATGATGACAAAATCATGGAAAAGGCGCTGATTAACGCGGAAATTATTGAAGATAAGATTGGCATTCAGGTTGATAAAGCCAAGGCAACCTTGAAGATTGACGTGGTCGATGCCATTATTGATGCCCTTTACCAGGCGATGTATCATTTTGAAGATTTCGGCGTGGCTAACGACAAGAGTAAGCAGGTCGACCTAATGACCAGTGAGCAAGTTAAAGAATGGTTTGAGAGTGAAGAATCAGGACTGCTAGGAGGTGATGACGATGATAGCTAATTTCCTGAAAGTAATCTGGAAGTATATTGACATTCTCTGCTTCTTGGCAGCTTTGGGTTTCATTATCTGGGGCTGCTTTTTAATTAACCAAGTTGCCGGATTAATGAGTATTGGCGTCGCCTTTATCCTGGTTGGATTGGCAACAGAGTATCTTTCGTCTCCACCAAAGTAGTGAAGGGAGGTGAAAGTAATGCCTGTATTCAAAATGCCTAAAGTTAGCCCTGGACTTTCAATTGCAGAAGATGATGATGTGCTTCATTTTCTGAACCCAGATAATAAAAGTAAGTATGTTAATGCTCGGACAGCCTTGAAGAACTCTGATATTTACTCGCTGATTTATCAGCTATCAGCAGATATGGCAGACGCTAAGTTTATCGCGGAGTCATCACGGACACAGGGAATCCTGGACAACCCCACGTTAACTTCAAATGTTCACGCGTTCTGGCAATCAATGTTTGCCCAATTGCTCTTGGGCGGTGAAGCCTATGCTTATCGCTGGCGTAACAATAACGGGACTGATACTCAGTGGGAGTATTTACGACCGTCACAAGTTACGCCTTTTTTGTTAGAGGACGGCTCTGGACTGATTTACAACGTGATCTTTGATGAACCAGCGGTTGGCTACCAGCAAGCAATTCCCCAGGGCGACATGATTCATCTTCGCCTCCTATCACAAAACGGTGGGAAGACAGGGATTAGTCCGCTGGCTTCACTAGCTGATGAGCTGGCAATTCGGGATAGTTCCAACCGCTTAACATTAGCGGCGCTAGGGCGGTCGATCATGGCCCCTGGGGTGCTGTCGATTACTAAGGCTGGCTTATTGAACGGAAAGATGAAGGCTAAACGGTCAAAGGAATTCATGAAGCAAATGAACGATTCCGATAATGGGCCAATTGTCTTAGACGACTTGGAAAAATATGAGCCCTTAGAAATTCAGGGTAATGTTGCCCAGCTGCTCAATCAGGCTAGCTGGACCGGAGCACAAATTGCGAAGGTGTACGGGGTCAGTGATAGTGTCATTAACGGCCAGGGGGACCAGCAATCTTCTATCGACATGATGAATGCCAACTACCTGCAATCACTATCACGCTTTACGAAGTCGGTTACAGCCGAACTGAATAACAAACTAGCTGGCAGTATCAAAATGGACTTGCGGCCTGTGATTGATCCAACTGGGGATGCTTACGTTACTAGCATTTCTAACTTGCAAAAGAACGGCACGATTGGCGCAAATCAGGCCACCTGGCTACTTCAACAAGCAGGGTATCTACCTGAAAATATGCCAGCAAAGGAAAAACCGCAAGCACAAGTACAAGCCGTTCAAGTGGTATCTGGCAACGATGATTCAACGAAGGGAGGTGATAGCGATGACGAAGATTCCGATTAAAGGTGTTGTATCAAGTAATGACGATGCCGTGATTTATGACTGGCTGGGGATGGATTGTGCCAGCCCTAAGCAGGTGGAAGACGCACTAGCCACCAACGACGGCAATGTTGAGGTCAATATTGCTTCTGGTGGGGGGAGTGTCGCGGCTGCTTCCGAAATCTATACGATGCTAAAGGCCTATTCAGGGAAGGTAATTGTTAATATCCAAGGACTAGCCGCTTCTGCCGCTTCGGTAATTGCGATGGCGGGGGATGAAATCAATATGTCACCAACTGCACAGATGATGATCCACAAGGCTTCAATGTACACGGCGGGAAATGCGGACGACCTAAATCATGATGCGAAGTCGTTAGACGTGGCAGACCAATCGATTATCAATGCCTATGAGGCGAAGACTGGCCTGGGGCGTGATGACTTGTTGCAAATGATGGCCAATGAAACCTGGATGTCGGCACAGGATGCCCTGGATAAAGGGTTCGTTGATAATATTTCAACTGGCGCTCAGCAGCCACAAGTGGTTAATGCTATTGCCACGCCAATGTTAAATGCTACTGCGATGGATAAGATCCGCACGGTACTAGCTCAATCCAAAAAGCCTGCGCCAGCGCAGACAATTGATAATTCACAGGAGAAGGAGCTAACCCCTAGTCTACGTGACCAGAAGTTGGCGATTTTACTAGGAAAGGATGATGAATAAAATGGGAATTAATGAATTAAACGATGCTTGGATTTCAGCCGGCCAAAAGGTCGATGACATGAACGCCAAGTTAAACGCGGCGGTTCTTGATGATGCCTTTGATAAAGATGCTTTCAAGAGCATGAAGGCGCAACGGGATAACCTAGCAGCACAACGGGACGCTATTAAGGACCAGCTTGATGAAGCGCGGGCTTTAGAAGTTCGCCAGATGGATAATAAGGACAAGCAACCATTAGATAACGGTCAAAAAGGTGTTCGGGATCAATTTGTAAAGGAGTTCAAGAACATGGTTACCTCAACTCAAGAGGGGAAAGGTAATGGCGGATTAACAATCCCAACCGATGTTCAGTACACCATCAATCAATTGGTACGACAATTTGCTACTTTGCAAGGTCTAGTTAATGTTGAATCAGTTTCGACTACTTCGGGTTCACGGAATTACGAAAAGCTGTCAGATGTTACTCCATTAGCCGACCTTGATGATGAGTCGGCTAAGATTGGTGACAATGATGATCCTGAATTGACATTAATTAAGTATGCTATTCATCGTTATGCAGGAATTACGACCGTCACGGATTCTCTGCTAAAGGATTCTGTTGAAAATATTATGGCTTGGTTATCAACTTGGATTGCCAAGAAAGTAGCGGTTACTCGTAATCTGAAGATTATTGAAGCAATGGGAAAAGCTGCTAAGAAGCCAACGATTGCAAAATTTGATGATATTAAGGACCTTGAAAACAACACTCTTGACCCTGCCATTATGGCAACATCAACATTTGTAACCAACCAATCAGGTTTCAATGTTCTTTCTAAGGTTAAGGATGCACAAGGTCGTTACATGCTTCAACGTGATGTTACTCAACCTGATATTTACCGGTTAGATGGAAAGACTGTTACTGTAATTGCTGACCGCTGGTTGCCGGATGTTAGCGGTGCTCACCCAATCTATTTTGGTGATTTGAAGCAAGGTATTACCTTATTTGACCGTGAAAATATGTCCTTACTGTCCACTAACATTGGTGGTGGTTCATTTGAAACTGATACAACTAAGATTCGGGTTATTGACCGATTCGATGTTGAAGTTGTGGATGATGGTGCATGGGCAACTGGGTCATTTAAGGAAGTAGCCAACCAAGCGGCTACTACCCCAGCAGATAGCGGTAAGACGGCCTAGATGAAAGTAGGTGAGCTGATTGGCTGATTCAAATGATAAGTTATTAGAACAAGTTAAAGGATTACTGTACCTGGACGGGTCAGCGGACGATGACCTATTACGGGGGTATATTACGGCTGCTGATCAGTTCATTAAGAACGCCGTTGGTGATAATAAAGGCTTCTATGCTAAGGATAATGTTAAGCCACTGTTTGAAAGTGCCGTCAAAGCATTGGCAGGTACCTATTATCAGTATCGGTTGGCATTATCTGATACTCAGACGTTCCCTATTAATCTGACCGTTAATAGTATTATTGGTCAGTTGCGGGGGCGCTATGAATTGGAAGTAGGTGACGATGATGAAACTAGCGATCAGTCGGCTCAACCATCTAATTGATTTTGGAGTGACAGAACAGGTCGATATGGGCACCATTGATGGCACTACTGCCCAATTTGTATCAAAACAGCGGTTGCACTGTGCCTTTTATCAGCGTTCTCAAAGTCAACAGTATTCATTGCTGGGGACGAAGCTAGAAGACACAATCGTGGTTGCTGCGCGGTCACAGTACCATGTTGATAAGTCCATGCTGGCACAAATTGATGGGGATGTTGATGTAACCTATCGCATTGTCGCGATTAGCCGAGATGATAGTCACTCACTACAACGCTACGACTTGATTACGTTAAAAGACGTTACGAAAGGTGATGAGTAGCATGGGAGATTTTGGCTTGCAGCTTGACCAGTTTGTTAATCAGGTGGAAAAGCTCGCGGTTCCGAACTTGGAAGTACAAAAGGCGATGACCAGTGCTGGCGCTAAGGTATTAGAAGAGCGGCTGCGGGAAGCTACGCCACGGACTAACCACAAGGATGTGAAGTACGGTCACCTTCAAGATAATGTTATGAGTCAGGGGACTGATATTAACGGTGAAGATAATGGAAATGCTACGGTTGGGTTTGGCAAAAAGGCCTATATTGCTCGTTTTCTAAACGATGGCACTATTAAGATGGCAGCTACTCATTTTGTGGATAATGCCCGCCGTGCCTCTGCGGATGATGTCTTTAAGGCCGAAAAGAAGGTCTGTGATGAAAGGCTGGGTGGTAAGTAATGAAACTGCCATCGCAGCAAGCGTTGGAGCTGATGGGGGATAAATTTCCGTGGATAAATCATTTTTACCGGGAAGCTGTTCCTCAGGGGGTAGAAATCAAAACTTCCGAGACCATTTGCGTCATTAGCGAGTGGCTAAACGAACCAACCTATTATGCTAACCAGACCTTCAAGGGCTGGACAATTGGCGTAGAAGTTCATATCTTTTACAAACTTCATTTGGAGTTATCGACTTTGGATGAAGAAATGAAAATTGCCCAGCTATTTGTTAAGGATGGTTGGACAGTCGAAAATTCAAGAAATCATTTAAAGGACCCTGACACACAGCAAGTGGACAAGGTCTTTTATTTTGCCAAGGATTTAATAATAAAGGAGCGTGAAAAATAATGGCAGGTATGTCTGTTAAAGGGATCGACTTTGTCATGGGTGGGATTACCGATGACAAAGGAGTCCTAATTACTGACCCAGATAAGGGCGGCCTCGGTGCTGCTGGGATTGCCCTTTGGGATGGTGACGGTGACGGTGCTACCACTGCGAACGTCACTGCACTTGAAGAAGCTGGTCAACAGCAATACGCTAACAACAAGGTTAAGCGGATCAATCACGGGGTTCCGACTCCTCAGCTGGCTCTGACGATGTTGGATATCCCATTTGACGATGCTAGTAAGATGGTTGGTTATGGTGCTGTTAATGGCGGTCGCGTATTGGGAAGTAAGAAGCCTCATGTTGCAATTTTGTTAGCCACCCATGACTTTGACGGCAACTGGTTCTTTGAAGGTTTTGCCAATGGTGAAATGATTATTCCAACCCGGAACCACGGGACTTCTAATAAGAACGAAACTGATAGTAATGCGGCCTTCACTTACCAAGCAATGGCACCAATTCCCAATAACGTCTTTCTAAATGTGGATGGGTCACAGCAGTCTTATAAGATGTATAACACTGGGGACTCCAAGTCCTGGAAGGGCTATGATGTTATGCTGGCAGAAGTGTTTGGCGGGTATAAGGGTGATAATCCGATGGCTTCCTACATCCAAGCCACTGGAACCGATAGCTTTACCAATACCAACCAGGCGGACGTTAATAAGCCAACTGCTTAAAGTAATGAGTCGCCACTGAAATACACAATACGCAAGGGCGGCTATGAGGAGGGGAAACAATGGTTGTAAGATTGAAGACGGATAAAATCGGACTTAAAAATTCAGTCAACGTTCACGCTAATTTGACCAACGTGGATAAAGCTGATGAAATGATGATTGCCCTGCTTTCGTTAAATGCTGCTATGGAAGAAGCGGATCAAAGTACCGGCTCGGAAGATAGCATGAATCAGACCTTAGTAATGCTCAAGAAGGAACGGGAATTTGTCCAAAAGTCACTTAAATTTCTACAGGATGTTCTTAAACTATCTGATAAACAATTGGGTGTCGTTAAGGACCATATTGATTTTAAGGTTCTGGGTGAATATCTAAGCTACGTATGTAATCGAATCAAGGGCGTTCCGGAAGCTGCTTACGAAAAGGAACAAGCAAAAGCGGGCCCAAAAGGACGGTCGGCCAGCTCAGACGGGCAATAGAAGATTATAAGCAGGAAATCGAAGATCGCAATTATTTCCGTCAACAGTTAATGCTTCAGTCCGGTATTTTGCCATCTGAACTAGATCGGGAAGATTATTTTGAGCTTCTAAAAATCCAAAGTGCTAAGGCTCGTGAAGATCGGCCAATCAATGCTGCGGAAGGGTTCAAGAAGATGAATCAAATGTTTGGTGGCTAGTAATCACATAAGGGCTTCCTTAATAGCTTAATAAGTTATATAATTAAGCTGTTAGGGGGATGACTATGGATAAGCGTGAAGCCAAAGCACTCTACAAAGAGTATAAGCAAAGCGATAACATTCCTTTTTTTGATATGTATTTTGATGATGAAAAGAAGCGGCTGTTTATCAAAGAGAGTCCGATTGCTGATTCGCAATTGATAAGTTATTCAGAAATTATGGACCATATGTGGTCTAAAGACGAGAATACGATTAATAAGGGGCACCCAATTTGGGGAGCCATTATTGGTAATATGATTGGTGGCTTCGGTACAGGATTTCTTGGCGCTCTAGCTGGTCAAAAAGCTCAGGGGAAAGAAGTCACTTACACTTTTAATTCCCACTTAACTTTGTTTGTTGATCGAGGTAATACGGTAGATTTAATTGAGCACTATCTATATCCGGGTTCCATAAAACAAGGTGGCCTGCTTGATAAAAGTTACCAAAAAATGATTGATTCCATTGATGAACGACTTTACCATCTTGAAGGACGGAAAACACCGGCTGAAGAATTAGAAGGGGATGCCTAATTGTGAAGACTTCTCTGGCACAGTTGAGAGCTTCTAAGAAGTGGCAACAAGAGCACCCTAATAAGCAGCGTAACTATCAGTATGGTAGTTACGCCCGGAAGTTTATTCGGGACGTTGCCAATCGGGAACAACTTCTACAATTACAAAAAATGATTAACGACCGTTTGAGTCAGCTGTAATAGCTGGCTTTTTATTTTGCTGGAAAGGAGGTGTAACAGTTTGAAAGTTCAAAATGAAATGGCTACCCGGATTTCCGTTGATACGATTTCGGCCATTACCTCCATGCGGGACTTTCGCAATGCTGTTAGTGCAGTAACGAGCGGCTGGCGGGCTCAAGAACAGGTCTTAAAAAGCTCGGGGCAGTATTCAGAAGCAGTTAAGGCTCGAATTAGTGGTCTTAGCCAAGTGATGGATATTCAGCGGGCCAAGATTGCTGAATTGCGTTCGCAACAAGAAGGCTTAAACCAGGAGAATAGTAAGCAGAGAAGCCAGTGGCTAAACTTGGAAAAGCAAATCAGTCAGGCTAATAAACAGTTGGCTGGTTATGAATCACAATTAAATAAGGCCAAGGGTAATTCTAGCTATTACACTTCTGGGCTAGCTGAAATGCAACGGCAGTATCGTCTTACCTCGGAAGCCTCACGAGCATATGTTGACAGGTTACGGGCAGAAGGAAAAAGCAGGGAAGCCAATCAACATGAATTATCGGGATTAACAGATTCACTTAAATCCTTGGAAAAGCAGCAGGCTACGCAAAAGAAGCTCCTTAATGAAATTGAGCGTCAATCCGGTAAAACAAGTGAGGCTTACAAGAAGCAAGAAACACAGTTGAATCGGACTGGCGAAACAATTGCTAATACTAGAAATCGTGCAGAAGAACTTAAAATCGCCCTTGAACCACCTAAGGGAGTTAAATGGAAGTTTTTCCGCAATCAGATCCTAAATGTTGATAAGGCCGAAGAAAAGGCCTGTCAAACGACCCTTAATTTTGGCAGTGCCCTGAAAGCTAATCTGATGGGCGGCTGGATTCAACAAGGCTTTTCTTTTATTACCAGTCAGTTTCACAGCATTGTTACTAATGGGATGGAAGCTGCCAAAGCTGGTGCCGCATTGGAAGCTCGCTGGAAGAATATTGGGGTATCTGATAATGGCATTAAAGAACTCTCTGCTCAAGTAACTGAATTGAAGACGAACACTAATCTGTCTGCGCAGGCTGTTAACGGTTTGCAAACCCGATTCTATGGGATGACTCATTCAGTTAGCCAAACAACAACGTTAACCAAAGGGGTCGCCAGTTTGGCAGATCAATTGAAGCTATCTGATCAACAGGCAAATGCCTTCGCCGGTGGCTTGTCGCGAATCGAGAGTTCAGGTAAAGTTACTAGTGCTTCCTTGGGTCGGCTAGAAAAACAGGCACCAGGATTAACTGCTGCCATGTCAAAGGCGTCAGGAATGTCACAACAAGCCTTTAAGGACTTAATATCGTCCGGCAAAATGACTACTGACCAATTTAATGACATCCTAACCAAGGCTTCTAAGGACTACAGCAAGAACGCTAAAGCATTTGACCAGTCTGCCGGTGGATCTATGCACCGGTTACGCCAGGAATGGACCACTACACAGGCCAAACTTGCTAAGCCACTATTAAAAGTTTCAGCTACTGGATTGAATGAACTTAGCAATGCTTTGCAGAATAAAGATACTCAGCATGGCCTGCAAATGCTGGCTAAGTTAATGGCAAATGCAGCTGTGCAAGCTGCTAAGTTCATTGGTTTTATCGCTAAGCACCAGTCAGTGGTAAAAACATTTGGTGCTACAATTCTAGGTGTTGGTGTTGCTTTTAAAACAATGCAAGCTACCGTAATGGCGGTAGATATTGTTAAGAGATTTGCTAAGCTGCCATTGATTATTAAAAGTTTTAAAGCTCTGGGCTTGGCCGTGAAGCTTGCAACTGCTGGCTTCAACCCGTGGGTTATTGCAATTGAGGCGGTTGTGGTAGCAATTACCCTGTTGTATACCCATAGTAAGACCTTCAGGAAGATGTGTAGTGAAATGGGGAAGCTGGCGGTTAAGGCCGGTAAAACTATCATCAAAGGATTTAAGGCGGTTGTTAACTGGTTCAAGAGTGATTGGAAACAAATCGCATTATTCTTGGTAAACCCAATCGCGGGTGGAATTGCCTTGCTGTATAAGCACAACAAGAAATTCCGGGGCTTTGTTAATGGACTTGGTAAAGTTGCTAAAACCGGCCTGAAAAAGGTCGGCCACTTCTTTAGCAGTTCATCGAAAAATATCCAAAAAACGTCTTCTCGAATGTGGAAGGGAATTACCAAAACGACCAAGACGGCTTGGCGGAACCAAATCCGTGAAAATCAACGGGGCCTTAAAGACGCCCGGAAAACTTGGAACACGATGAGCAGAAATGTTCAACGAACTTCCAAGAATATGTGGAATCGGGCCAGTCGGGATGCTCGTAATGGCTGGAACTACGTCGCTCGTTGGGGAAACCGCAGTTCTAAAGATGTCGCTAAGACTTGGGACTGGATGAATCGGCAGACAACCAAGGCGGCGCAGAGAATGTTTCAAAAGCATAAGCGGACGTTCAAAGCCGGCTACAAGGTTATTGAAGACCAAACGAAGACGTGGAAAGATTTAACCAGTGGTCATTGGGACCGTTTGGCAGATGATACTCGGCGAACAGCTAATGATATGAACAAATTTCATCAGCGGTTGTTTAAGGATATGTACAATAAGCTAAACGATATGACCGATGGGCGACTGGGTGACATGGTGAAGTCCTGGCAAGATAAGATGGGTAGCATTGGAGATACTGTGGCAAATGCTAAGCAGGCAATTCATACCCACTTTGTTGACCTGGTCCGGGGTATTATCAAGCCATTTAATGATATGCTTGGTGGAATTCAAAAAGGAATTAACTGGGTGTTGGATAAGCTGGGGGCACCAAAAATCGGCGGCACTTGGCAAGTACCAATGCCTAGTTATGCTACTGGTACACAGGGGGCGCACCCTGGTGGCTTTGCCAAGGTCAATGATGGCAAGACCGGCCATTATCGGGAACTGTACCGCTTACCTAACGGTGTCATCGGAATGTTCCCAGCGGTTCGTGACATGGTTGTACCGTTGCCAAAGGGAACCTCCATCCTTGATGGTGAACGTAGTTATTCGTTGATGCGAATGATGGGGAAAATTCCTCACTATGCAGATGGGGTTGGTGTCTTATCTGATATGTTCAGTAATATTGTTAACTCTGCTGGGGACGCCCTTGATGGTATGATGGAAGATGTCGACAAGATCATGAGCCACCCAATTGAGTTCATGGAATCGGTCTTCAAGAAGTTCGTTCGGGTTTCCACACCGGTTAAGTTTGCTAGTGATTTGATTACTTATGTTCCGAAGTTCATTGCTAAGCAGATGGGGGAATGGATTAAGAAGCAGTTTGCAACCTTAACGAATCCCGGCGGTGCTGGTGTTGAACGTTGGCGTCCTTATATTATTCGTGCTTTTCACCAATTAGGTGTAGAGCCGGTGGCGTGGAAAGTTGAAAAACTGTTGCGGCAAATTGCAACCGAATCTGGTGGTAATCCATTAGCATTTCAGCATGGCTATGTTGATGCCAATACTGGTGGTAATGAAGCCCGGGGGCTTCTTCAATTTGCGGGGTCTACCTGGGCGGCAGATGCCTTGCCGGGTCACACCGACTGGAAGAATGGTTACAACGAAATCTTGGCTGCTATCCACGTCCTTGAACGTGGTGGTGAAGGTGGCTGGGGGAATGTTGGTAATGGTCATGGTTGGGAAAACGGTGGCTTAATTAACAAACACGGCATGTATGAAGTTGGGGAGTACAATCGCCCCGAAATGATTGTCCCACTGGACATGTCAAAACGTTCCCGGGCTTACCAATTGCTAGGTGAAATTGTTGCTCGGTTCCATGCTGAAGAGCCAGCCCACAGTGCTGCAACAACGAGCACGGATGGTCGCCGAGAATTGCGTGAGTTAAATACAAAGTTCGACCAATTGCTGGGGATGTTTGGTCAGCTACTTAATTTAAATGGCGGCCAACTTCAAGCAATCAAGGACCAGGGGACTTTTGACGTTAAGCAACTTTATAAGAGGCAAGCACGGGATGCCGCCATGAGGGCATATAGCTAGGAGGTGAACTGGTGGAACCATTTTTCAAAATGAAGGTTGGCAATGGTGATGAATTTGATATTACGGATAAAATTCCTGATTTGAAGTATCTAGGGGTTGACGACGCTAGTTCGTCGCCACAGTTTACCAATAATTACCAAGACCTGTCTGGCAAAGATGGGTCTTTTTTTGTAAGTCAAACATTAGCCAAGCGAACCTTTAATGAGCGGTTCGTGTTGTTTACTAGGAATTGGGAAGAATACCAATTGGCTAAGCATGAAATTTACAAGCTGTTTGGTCAACGAAAGCTGATTCGGGTTCGGACTGATATCAATAGCGCCAAAGTTTATTTTGGCTATGTTAATGCGTTTGATATTAGTCCAATACAGTCAGGTGCTAATTATGCTAACCTGACCATTCCATTTGATCTACCGAAGCCATATCGATATTCATTATACCGTTCGGACTCTCCTTATACTTTCAAGCAAGCAGGATGGCAGTTTGGTATGAATATCCCAAGCAGAGATGTGCTCAACTACCACTTTATGACCAGCAGTTTTAGAGTCTATAATGCCAGTGATATTAAGGTCGACCCGTATTTTCAGAATCATGATTTGAAGATGATTATCAAATTCAACGGTAGTTCCTTAAAAGTTCATAATAAGACCACTGATACAACCTGGACTTATAACGAAAGTAGTGACGGGAGCCATACGATTATTTGGGATGGACAGTTGCTGTCGACTTATTTAGATGGTAACCAGGTAAACGGTAAGACTGACTTTGGCTATCTTAGTTTAGATCCTGAATGGAATGATATTGAGTGTACTGGAGCTAACTCAGTAGATATTACATTCAGTTTTCCCTTTATTTACCTGATATGAGCGAACTTACTACCCCACTGGTTATCCTGGAAACTAAGGGAGGAAATTTCAATCCGCCTAATAATCCGGGCAAAGACAATATGGCAGTTCTCCAGTCTGTCTTGTCTGATTCAATTTACATTCAGTGGGAAGTCAATAACACATATCAGGCACAGTTCACTGCTTATGATGATGGAAGTGAGGCTTTCAACCTGCTTGAAGTCCAGAACATGGTGAAGATTACGGATCAGTGGTTCATGATTAAGCAAATTCAGCCAGATTATTCTGGGGGTATCACTACCGTTGATGTAACGCTGTCTCATATTTCAAACGAAATTTCTCGAATACGAAGTTACAATGCTAAGAACCTGGTTGATTGGGGAGACCTTTCGCCTACTTCAGAAGATAATCACAAGAATGGTCAGCCGGATCTTCAAGTACCTAGTGATAATGATGATGATCAAACGAAAGAGGTAACGCCGCAGGATATTTTGGATTGTATCTTCAAAAATAATAATTTTGGAGTTACGTACCAAGTAATAGGCAAGTTTAATAAAATTAATGTTGATGATCCGTATGCTAGTGGCAGTGGAAAGGATTATTTAGACAGAATCAAAGAGGCTTGGCCTGACTGTGTAATTTATCCTGATAACCTTAACATTCGCGTATATTCACACGATGAATTTTACAAGAATTATGGCAACCGGATTGATTACCTCCATGATACGGCAGAAATTACTCTGTCATATGATTCCACTGATATGAGCAATTCAGCTCGGTTAGTAGGAGCGAGTTACAGTCAGGAAACAACGGTTGATACCGGGTTGCCCAATGGCAATGCTGGTAAGGGCGCTCAAGCAGTAATTAACGACGCTAAAAAATATCTTGGCGTTCCCTATGTTTGGGGAGGAGCCGGTGGTGCTCGTGGGGGTAACCCATTCAGCGGAATGGATTGTTCTAGTTATGTCTCTCAAGTTTACAAAGATTTTGGTATTAATATCCCTGCCTATGTTCCGTCAATGGAACCATATGGCCATAGAGTAGGCACACCTCAAACGGGTGACATGGGCTTTTATGGTTCACCAGGAGCAAGCTATCATATTTGTTTAGCATTGGACAGTACAACGATGATTTATGAACCCGCTCCTGGTCAGGCCTGCAAAACACAATCAATTGCTTCGTACCCCCCGCAATGGTGGGAACGTAATGACCAAATGGCCGCAATTGTTGGTGCGTCGGGCGGGGATGATGGTGATGCTGATAATACCACGACCGACAGCAAGGAAATGTATTACTTTGCACCCTTCATGTACCAAAACGCGGAAAGTGTTAAGCGTTGGGGAGTGTTTTATACCGATGATATTACTTCCGATACTATCCAAAAAAAGGACGAAATGAAGAAGTATGCAGATACCCAGTTCAAGTTAAACCCTGATCTGGAAATTGATGCTACTTTGGAAGACAATAAGCGGCCAATTGCCGGTGAATTAATTCGGGTCGAAGTTAAACCGAAAAACTTTGTAACCACTGTTGCGGTTGTAGGTTATCAATGGTACCCGTATAGCAAAGCCACCCAATCGACGGAGACGTTGAATTCCAATGGTAAGAACATTCTGGATTATGACAATGCTCAGCGTAGTAAAGTGGCCGCAATTCAAGGCAACGTTCATAAGTTGATGACGAACACTGATACGGTTCAAAGTGGTCAGGAAACCTGGACAGAAAGTGAGGCGGAACAGTATGCCCAGTCCGAATGTAGTTGATTTGTCAGAGTATCAAACTAAGACAGCCAACGGGAAAATGGATATTGATTTTGCCGATCTGAAAGCGAATGGTATTCAAGCCGTCATTTTACGCTTGGGTCACGGAAATACTCGTGATAATGGTGTAGAGCATTTTATTGGACAAGCTCAGCGGGCTGGGTTAGTTATCCATGGCTATCATTTTTACGAAGCCGGGATTAATAACCAAGTTGAATGGTCAATCCAGAATGCTAAGGAATTAGGACTTGCAGCCAATGCCTACTACTTTTTGGACATGGAAGGCAAACTTCCGGGAAATTGGCCGGAAATATTCCGGGCGTTCTATCGGAATTGGAAAATGGCTGGTTGGAACGTCGGCTTATATGCCTCGTTGAGTAAATACAGTCAGTTTGACTTAAACGAGTTTAAAACGAATGAGGTCTATAAGTGGGTAGCTGCCTGGGATGCTGAGCATGCACCGGAGATTGCTGACGTCTGGCAATACAATTGTTTAACTGGGTTAGGCAAGTATTCCTTAAAGTTGGATAAAGACGTTGATATTACTGGTAAGCTAATCCAGAAGATTGAAGCACCGGGCAAACTTGAAACTGATCCCGACGGCCAGTACAAAATCAAGGCTGGGGCCTTCGTTGGCTTTGATTACTCAACTACTGACATTATTGGTGGAAAGATGTTGGTTTCATCGCCGAATGGTGTTGATAAGATTCCTAAATTAGGGCCAGACGGGTCGTTCTTCTTTAACCGGGAAGACGCTCACCGGATGTTGCCTTATTTGAAAGACTTTATTACCCAGCAAATTCAAGCCGCACGGTTACTTACCTGGGATGACATCAAGGGTAAACCAGACGTGGTTCTTCGGAGTGACTTACCGGACTTTAATCAGTTCGCCTTGAAGAAGGACCTGCCAGCCCCCGTGGACCTGTCGGGGTATGCTAAGACTGATACTGTCGAAGCTGTTAAGGCAACCGCTGAGAGTGCACTAAGCAATGCTGAAAAGGCACAATCAACAGCGGACGCCAACAGTAAGGCACTGTCTGTCAAGGCTAACAAGTCGGAAATACCGGATATATCTGGCCTTGCCAAAAAATCCGATATTCCTAGCGTAGCAGGTTTAGTAAAGGAAGCTGAGCTAGCTGATTATGCGAAAAAGTCCGACATTCCTGCACCAGTTGACCTGTCGGGGTATGCTAAGACTGATGTGGTTGATGCCGTTAAAACAGTCGCCGATAAGGCACAAGCAATCGCTGACACTAACAGTAAACTTTTGGAAACAAAGGTTGATCGAAAAGATTTGCCAACAGTACCAACCGATCTGGTGCATAGTGCTGAGTTAGATCAGGTCAGAATTGATGTTAGCCAGGCTCAGCAAGACGCTGCTCAGGCAATGGCGAATGCAAAAAGTGCAAAAGCCACTATTGATACCTCAGATGAATTCACAGTGAAAAAGCCTTCCGAGTATTCGGAGGGCTTTTCTCATGAGCTTAAACAGGTGGCGGCTATGATTCCTGACCGATCTGGCCTTGATAAAAGTGCTCAGGCGGGTTCGATTGCCGTCTTGTCGACTATGTCATATGGCAACTACGCTCGTCAGACGCTCAAAGTGCTGGACAGTCAACGGCCTATGACTTTTATTAGGAACGGCTCTGGTGATACCTGGTATCCATGGGAGACTGTCACAACAACGATTACAGTTGACTGAGTTGTATCACCATTTTAAGGGGGTGAGGAAAACGGCTAACCAGATTAAATTGCATACAACCGATTTACCAACATCGTTAGATCAAGACTTTTATGATGACTTAGTAGAGAACTTTCGGTTAATTGAACAAGCGTTGAATAATTTTAATAGTGAAATCAATTCGCTGAATGGACAATTCAATGAATTGAATAAAGATGAAATCCAAACAGAATTAATCAATGATGCAGGGATTACCGTTACTGATAATGATGGTGAAACCAGTGATATTGATATTAGTGATACGGGTTCATCTGAAATTAGCTAGAGAGGAGGGATTAAATTTGTCTGTTAATGTAACGCATAACAACAATGGTCACCATTACCGGATAGCGATTGATATTGCTAAAGAAGGGGCCGAAGTGTTTGACCTAACACCTTATTTTAAGGGTCGAGTTGGCGATAATAACTTTGGATTACAAATCGTATGGTACTACCAAGGGCAACTATTAGATGTTGAGGGGATGAAACCCTTTATTCAAGGAAACGTTGGTCACTATTCATTTGATGATAAGAAAAATCTGCAAATGGCACCGGACGCTGGTACTGTTTCATCAACTGGTGATCCGAAGGATTGTCAGGCAAATGGACAAGCTCTATATCGTTTTCCTGAACAAATGTTTCCTAAAGAAGGTATTTTCAAAGGCTTTATCGGCCTACTTGATGATTCTGATGACGGTGGCCATACTCACTTAACCGGGGTCAACATCTGGTTCAGAGTGCTTGGTGGTGTTGCTCAGATGGGTCGGGCCTGTGATTTCTATATTAGCGACCTAGATACCGCGATTGCAAATGCTAAGGAAAAGCTACGGCAGGCAGGGATTGAACATGAAAAAGAATTTGAAAAGATTCTATCTGACTTGCAAACCAAGCAAACAACAATTTCAGCTGAGTTGGACAAACTTGGTAGTGACTCCAAACAGCAATTTGGGGAATGGCTTGCTAAGTATAAGCAGGCATTACAAGATGCACTGGCTGCTGTTGATGATCCTAAGGAGGGCCTCCTGGTCCGTTACAATGCACTGAATGCCATTGCTAAGCAGATTCAGGAAACACTAAAAGATGCCCAGTTCCACGATCGCGTTTTCCAATATGAAAATATTGAGAAAATGAAAGCAGCTCTTGTTCCCATGCCAGGTGACCTGGTGGTTACCCAAGGCTGGGAAGCCCGTGACGATGCTCGCGGCGGCTTCTGGCGGATTCGGGTCAAGCGTGATAATGAGACGGCCAACGGTACGACCACCATTGAGCTGGGCACTGGTTATATCGCAGAGCGGGACTTCGGCATTGTGCAAGATATGGCCCCGATTCATATGGGGACTGTAACCTACGAAGCCAAGGCGGACGCTGACGGCTTCGTGGATTTAATGCCGCCCGTGCATATGTATGTATCAAAGTACGGGGCCGGAATTGCCCAAGTCGATGTTGATGAAGCCGGCGGGTCCGAGGTCAGCGAGGTTAAGGTGCAACCAGTTTTTGATGGCAACAAGTGCGAAATTTACATTTCGCCAGCTGACATTCGGTTTAGAATGCCAGGCATCAATCTGGAAACGCCTAGCTCTGCTGAATGCGACGGGCCAAACGTGTATGTAGTATCAAATATCTATACGCTGACCCTGTCACTCAAGGGGGCTAAGGCAACCGGCTTCACGATTGATAAGGACTTCATTACGGAGTACCGCGATTTAATGACAAACTTATAGGAGGTATAAAGAATGGCTGATGAACTAAAAATGGTGCACGGCGAGGGCTTGTGGCAAGACAAGTATAACCGCCTCGTTGATACCGTAGAAAAAATGGGGGGGGGTAGTAAACGGCCTCCAATGGTCGAGTAGAACAGACTTGGGCATCGTTTTACCTGCTGGGCTTGAGTATTATGACCAGCACTGGTACACGTACGCACAAGTTGGACAGCGCAAGCTAGTTCATCTTCACCTCAGCTTAAAGGTTACGGGTGAGGTCAAAGGAAACATCGTTTTGCCGGACGCGATCAAGCCGTGGGCTCCAGCTCAAGGGCTTGCGGCCGATCACATCTTCTGGTCCTATTGGGGATCTATCGGATTCTACCAGCTTGCAAATCAACGACCGCTGGCGGTCGGAGATGGCTTGCTAGTAGACAAAGTATATGTAATCTAGTCGGGCGTAATGCTCGGCTTTTATAGAAAGGAGTTGGGCATATATGCCTGAATTGCAAACTTTAGCACACGGCGAACAGAACTGGGATAGCAAGGTAAACGCCGCCATTGATTACTTGAATAAGACGGGAGAAAAAGTTGACAATCTTAAATGGACTGAGTCAACCGATGAGGGTATCGTTCTCCTAAACGGCTTTACTGGCTGGGTGAACTACTCCTATTTACAAATTGGAGATAAGAAATTGGTAAACCTGAATGGCGCTCTTAAAGGAAAGCTAGAAAAGGGGAAGAGTGTTGATGTTCTTACCATCCCAGACATTGTTAGGCCGAAAAATGCTATGATACAGCGGACCTACTGGAAGAACGTCATAACTATCATAGATAACAAAATAGTAGCTTATAGTCCAGACGATGATACTAATCCATCGTTCTGGAATGTGATTTTTAATTTTATGTACAAAATTTAAAGGAGGAAACGAAATGAAAGCAGTATATCGTGCTGACGCAGGCAACCGCACCTTAACCAGCTCTGACGTGGTTGCGGACGACTATCAGCTCAAAGACAAAGAAACTTTCGAAGACCCAAGCGGTAAGCGGTCACCTGCCAAACTGACAGCAACAGGTGGGCCTTGGATTGACGCTACCGAAGAGGAGCACAAGGTTTACATGGAAGCCCAGCAGAAGGCATGGGCGGCTCAGAACCCTGGTGCTCTGCAACCGCAGGAGCCGGATAAGGGTGACCAGGCTGTCAACCTGCTTGGTCAGCAGATTGCCCAGATGAAGCAACAGCAGAGCACAATGCTCCAGTCTATCAACACTCTCGGACAAATGATTGCCAAGGGCCAAGCTACGAACGCAACGGCACAAGCATAGGAGGTAATTTATTATGGTTGAATTTGTAAAGTTAATGGCAGAACTGAACCAGGACATCAAGCCGTACGTGGTATTCGGTACCATCACTGCTGAACAGTACAAGGAGTTCACTGGCAAGGACTACGTACCAGTAGCAACGCCAGCTGTCTAGTCAGATGACATAGTCGCCAAAGAAATACACAATACATAAATAAGCCTCACCAACTCAGGTGGGGCTTTTATTATGGGCGGCTTTTAGGGAGGAATTTGTATGTATAATCCGTGGAAGTTGACGTTGACTTTAGCAATACTCGTTCTTGTAACTGACGCTATTTTTGTTATAGGATTAATTCATCTTTTGTAAAATGTAGGTGAATTATATGTTTAATGTCATGATGTCAAATAGTGATTTGTTCGACAAACTATATCAAGAAATTAATCGGCAAAACACATTCTATTTTTGGTATATTAGTGCTCTTTTAGTTATTATCGGTTTAGTATTGGGATTTTTCGGTGTTCTGCAATGGCGACTTTCCGATAAGCAAATTCAACGAATGAAAGACGACTCTCTCAAAGAAGTGAAAAAGTCCTATATAGACGTTCTCGATGGTAGAATCTCAATGCTGGAAGAAAGAATTAAGAATCATTTGGAATTTAGCAACAAGCAAGAGATTAAATTAATGAACTCTTTTAATAACTTAGTTTCAAGTTTGCCAGGTAAGCAAGGAGCTGATTTGGTTGAACAATGCAATAAACTAATTAGTGCAATTGACCATAGGTCAAGTCCAAAATGTTGGTGTAAATTAAATTCCGCGAATTTATCATTTCACAAGCTTAAGCATACCGGCTTC